ATTTGAGGATGAGCAAGACGGAAACTTTGTTTTAGCTCCAGTTATTTTCGAGGATGGCTTGTTAAGTGTTAATAAGACCAATCAAGTGTTACAACAATTCTTGGCTTTACACCCAGACAATGGCGTGTTATTCGAGGAGATGGATACACAGAAAGATGCTGCTGCTCAGTTCGATAGCATTAACTTACAATTGGATGCTCAATTAGCGGCTCGTGATTTAGATATCAATACAGCAGAGGCTGTTGCTCGTGTACTATTAGGTACACGTGTAGACAAGTTATCTAGCGAAGAACTTAGACGTGATTTACTTGTTTACGCAAGAACGCATCCGGCTCAGTTCCTTGGTATGTTGAACGACCCTGAACTTAAGTTACAGAACATTGCGGTGAAGGCTATCCAAGATGGTACATTTGTTTTAAAGAACAAGAACCGTGATATCTTCTACAACTTGTCTGATAACAAGAAGAAGCTAATGGGTGTGCCGTTTGGCGAAGATCCGGTTAAGTTGTTAGCCTCGTGGCTACAAAGTAATGACGGCTTAGAAGTTTATGAATTATTATCTAAAAAATATAGATAGTTTATTATCTTTGCATTGTAGTTACCATCTCACATTACGTAACTAAAAACATAAATAGTCCTATAAATGAAGCTGAGGTGAGATGCAGTGGATTTTGTAGGACTTATTTTTTTATATGGAAAATGAAATATGGGTGCCAATAATTGGCTACGAAGGTTGTTATGAAGTAAGCAACCTAGGGAATGTTAAAACTTTAAAATGCGGACGTAATAGGATTCTTACTAAATTAAATAGGGGTCTTTATTTTTCAATAAATTTATCTAAAAACAATATAATGAAGACTGAAAATATACATAGACTAGTTGCTATTCATTTTGTGCCTAATCCAGAAAATAAACCCTATGTAAATCATCTAGATTTCGATAAGTATAATAATAAGGCAGATAATTTAGAATGGGTTACAGTAAGAGAAAATACAGTGCACTATCACCTTAAAAAAGGATGCAGTACGGGTGAGTTATATATAAAAAGACATAATAAAAAATTTCAAGTGAGAATTACTTATTTGGGTAGACTTATTTCATTGGGATGTTATGAAACATTGGATGAAGCCATCTTGGTTAGGAACAATTTTTTAAAATCAAATAATATCAAAAATAAGTACTCTTAAATCTTGTAAAAAATTATGCTTATTTTTGTAGGATAAAATTAACAAGATAATTCTTCCGTATGATTAATAGTGTATATAATACCGTGTTAAATATCGTCGCCAAGGAGCGAAACGGATTTATTACGCCAGAAGAATTTAACAGTTTTGCTAAGCAGAGCCAGCTTGAATTGTTCCAACAGTACTTCTATGACTTCCAGCAGTCCAAGATTAAGGACCTCAAGGGTATGGATACTAGTGGATACTCAGATATTACAAAGCAGCTAGATCAAACAATCGACGCATTCTCAAGTAATACCGACTTGGTATATAACGGAGTTGACTTCAAGTTTGACTTACCCGAAAACTTTTTCTTATTAAACGTACTCTATTATAATGGTAAAGAAGTTACTCATGTGGACCAAGGTAAATTACATTATTTGCTTAATTCCAATCTGACAGCACCCACAGAAACGTACCCTACGTATGTTATGCAAGGGAACAAAATAGCTGTGTATCCTACTACCATTACAGATAACATTAATATCTATTACGTTCGTTACCCGGCTGATCCGAAGTGGACTTATACGGTGGTGAATGGCAGTCCTTTGTTCAATCAATCGGCAAATGACTACCAAGATTTTGAGTTGGCTATATCCGACTTCCCTAAGTTAGTCGTTAAAATTTGTGAATATGCTGGCGTTAGTATTAGGGAGATGGATGTGGTTACAGCTGCTAGAGCAGAAGAGGCTTACACTGATCAAAAACAACAATAATGAATCAGGAAAAATATTACACCAATGATGGGGTGAACCCTACCGATGCCAACTGGGGCTCGTATCAGAACGTTACGTTAGGTGATGTAGTGAATAACTTCATCCTTATGTACACGGATGATGGCGAGTTGCTTAATAACATTAGTAGATATAAGGTTTTATTTCACGCAAAAAGGGCGATTCAAGAACTGAACTACGATGGTAATCGTCAGGTCAACACGTTGCAGTTAGATGTGGGTGATGATTTGAAGTTTGTGCTTCCTCCTGATTATGTGAACTATGTTAGAATCTCTTTGTTTTGGGGTGGTAATCTGTATCCGATGCATGAGAATACTCAAGCAAATTCTGCTATTGAGTTTTTACAAGATAATGATTATCAAATCTTATTTGATGACCAAGGTAATGCGTTACAAGGAACCTCGAAATTAGACCTGTCGCGTATTGATGGAGAGAACTACATGTTGTGTCCATTCAATAACCAATGGGGGTGGTACGTAGATGGGTTATGGTATTTTACTTGGGGCTTTGGTGCCGCCTACGGAATGAATACAGAGGTGGCAAACGTCAACCCTTCATTCAGAATTGATAAGGTATCAGGTGTAATTAACTTCAGCTCAGGTGTTGCAAGACAATCTGTGTTGGTTGAATACATATCTGATGGTATGTATCCAGGTGATGACAACTTGATCATTGTTAACAAGCTAGCAGAGGAGTATATTTACTCGTACATCAAGTGGGCGATATTGAACAATAAGGCAAACCAGCCTGAGTATATTATCAATAGAGCTCGCAAAGAGAAAGTTTCCAATTGGAGAAACGCAAAGATTAGATTAAGTAATTTACACCCAGGTCGCTTGTTGATGAACATGAGAGGCCAATCTAAGTGGATTAAGTAAATGATAGAACTTCAAAGAAATTTCCTTTCGGGGGTCATGAATAAAGACCTTGACCCTCACTTTTTACCTGATGGTGTATATCAAGATGCACTAAACATTATTGTGGGTGATTCTGACGGAGCATTCGTGTCTTCTGAAGGGTCTCACAATGGTGTGGCACAGAACTACTTAGGTAATATTCTGAAGGGAACTGACTACGAGTTGACTAACGCATTAACTATTGGGTCGTTAGCATACGAGGCTAACAACTGTATTTATTGGTTAGTGGCATCTGATACGTTGGACGCTATCTACGAATACAATGAATTAACAGATACGACTACACCTGTGTTGCAGGCTACGAAGGCAACACCCACTACGGCTTCATTGCTTGGCTTTGATAAGGCGTTCTTTGTTACAGGCATAAACTACATCAACGGACTACTTTTCTGGACTGACAATCTAAATCCTCCACGTAGGATTAACATTGATCGTGCTAAGAATTACGCAGTAGATGGATTCACTGAGGCCGACATTAACGTCATCTTGGCACCTCCATTATCTGCGCCGACTATTAACTTGTATTCAGAAGGCGAGGCAAACAACTTGGAGAACAAGTTTTTGTATTTCTCTTATCGTTACAAGTATTTAGATAATGAGTATAGTGCTTTGGCACCGTTCTCTCCTGTAGCGTTCTTCCCTAAGGAGTATGCCTACGACTATGGTGTGTCGGAGAATATCTCGATGGTGAACAACTTCAATACCGCTGACATTACTTTTAATTCAGGTTCAAAGAACGTGAAGGAGGTTCAGTTGGTGTTTAGAGATACGCAGAGCACTAACACATACATTATTGACAGCTTAGTTAAGAGTTTAAATAACTACGACGACAACACAGAGTACTCGTTTACCTTTAAGAACAACAAGGTATTTACGGTTCTGCCTATCGAGCAGGTTAATAGACTATTTGATAACGTGCCTATTAAGGCAAAATCGCAAGAGCTAATTGGGAGTCGTTTGGTTTATGGTAACTACACTCAATTCTTTGACTTAGTAAAGGATAACAAAGAGCCGATTGACCCTAAGTTTAGCTTGTCATTACTATCTAACAGTGTGGTTAGTGGCACGCCTACGCCTACATTTAAGAGTAATAGAGACTACGAGATTGGTATTGTATACTTGGATGATTACGGTAGAACAACTACTGTCATCACGCCAACAGAGAACACAAACACCATATACATCCCTGCATCTAACGCAATTGATGCAAATAATATTCGAGTGACAATTGATGGGACTTATCAGCCGCCAGCATTTGCTACGCATTACCGCTTCATGATTAAGCAAGATAAGCAGGAGTACTACAATGTATTCCCATTGACTTATTTTGAAGATGGCCAATTTAAGTGGTTCTTGATTAATCAAGCAGACCAAGATAAGCTAACTGTTGGTTCTTACGTGTTTTTGAAAGGAGCTACTAATAATACCAATATTCAATATAAGGTATTGGATGTTCAATCTAAGTCAGCAAACTTCTTAAACAGTGCTGATACAAATCAGCCTGCAGGTGTTTACTTTAAGGTTAAGATTGAAAGCACAGTACTTCCTCCTGTTACTTATTATAAGGATGACAACTTAGGTGGTTTTCCTAGTACAGCAACTACGTTAGTTGAAAATAGATTTAACGTAGCAGAGGAGTCGATATTCTACGGTATTGGTATTGATGACATGATTACCGGTGGTAGCAATGTTTACACAGGGACAAATGATGCTAGATTCTATGTAGAGATAGACTCTACAGGTGGTGTAGCAGATACATTCAAATATTACGTTTCTTACGATGGCAATTATAAAACATTAGTTGCCAGTGGTGTTACTATAAACTCGGCAGCAGATCAAACACTTACATACTCTGGAAGTACTTGTTCAATTAGATTTTTATCTAACACAGGTCACACTACTAAAGATTACTGGGTTGTTAACTGTAGAGGTAACTTACAAGATGTTTGTTTAAATATATTCGGTGGCCCGATTGATTATGGTGACGATTTCCCTCCAGGAGTATTCTTTACGTTAGATGGCTGGAGTGAGTCATTGGCTTATAATACCGATCGGCCGATTAAGGCAGGTGCTGTTTTGACGTTTAAGTATAAGGAGACTAACGGAACAGATCAATGGATTACTCAGACATTTATCTCGACAAGAGATTATGTCAATATAGAGGAATGGTTTATCGAAGATTCTGCATACCAGAAATGGGTGGCTTACGACGATGCTGCACAAAGCATTGGCCCCAAGAATGTTTGTTTTAGAAGAGGTCAATTATTGACAACAGGAAGACCAGGAAGTATAGACCAAGGTACATCTATTGGACCCGTTACCTTGTCGTATCCTGTTTACATGTATTTTTATTCAGAGCAAGGTGGAACAAACCCTGCTATTGATACCCAATTCTCATTACAACAATCAGAGTTTTCGATTGTATTTGAGACCGTTCCAGTAGACACCAACCAAGATATATACTATGAGCTTTCACAAACGTATCCTATTATCGATGGCAATCACTATGGAAATATTGACAATCAGGACATTGCATTGGGTGCTCCGGCGATAATAGACTTAAATACGCTTGATTTTAACTCAGACTTTAACGCATTTACCTTTGGTAATGGAGTAGAAAGTTTCAGAATTAGAGACGATTGGAATTCTGCAACGATGCAGTTTAGCCCACGTGCTAACTCTACTATTGAAGGATACGAACAGCAGACTTTAGTTCAAGCTCTTACTTATAGCGGTATTTACACTCAGACATCTGCTATTAACAGATTGAATGAGTTTAACCTATCGCTTGGTAACTTTAAGTATTTAGATAGATTCTTTGGCTCAATCCAGAAGCTATACTCAAGAGATACGGACTTAGTGGTGTTCCAAGAGAACAAGATCTCTAAGGTGCTTTATGGTAAGAACCTACTAAGCGACTCCACTGGAGGTGGTGTTGTCGCATCTATTCCTGAAGTGTTAGGAACTCAGGTGTCTTACCAAGGAGAGTATGGTATTAGTCTAAACCCAGAGAGCTTTGCAATATGGGGTAATGACTTGTTCTTTACCGACGCAAGACGCGGTGCTGTTTTAGCTTTGCAACCTAATGGGTTGTTTGAGATTTCATCACAAGGATTAAAGAACTGGTTCAAAGCAAACTTAGACACCAATGTAGTGAAGTTAGGTATGTTTGATCCGTACTTTGAGCACTATGTATTATCTGTTGACAATGATAGAAAACTAAGAACGTGCTCAATATCAGTTACGCCTACTAGTTTATCGTTTGATGGTACGGTTCAAAAGAAGTCGTTCTACATCGAGTCAAATACGGATTGGGTTGTAACGGTTCCTTCTAATGACTGGTTAACAGTTAGCGATAACTATGGTTCAGACAATGAGGTGATATATGTTGAAGTACTTGAGAACCTTGGTGCTCCAAGAAACTTAAATATCACTGTATCTGGCTGCACAGAGAATCTTGTTATAGCTATAACTCAGGCCACCAAACCGCCGGTTTACGATTGGTACGAGTTATTAAATTGTGATACATTAGCAACAACATATTCAGAGCAATATGCAGAAGATTCGTTTGCTTTAAATGAGCGAGTTACTTCTGATGGAGCAACGTACACTATTACAGATATATTGAATACAGAGCCAGTTGGCACATTGATTCCAATTGTAACTACAGGAGAAGAGGGTTGTCCTACGCCTACGTTTGATTGGTATGCGTTATACAAGTGTTCTGACGGATCTACCGCTAACTCACAAGCGTATGCAATAGGTACTTTTGTTGTAAACGATAGAGTCGAATCTGGTGGTTCTACTTATACTGTAACTAGTGTGTTATCGTCTAGCCCAGGAGGAACATTACTTGCAATCACAGATACAGGATTGACAGGATGTCCAACTCTTACAACTTATTATGAGTTATCTGAGTGCTCTCCAGGTGTTGGAATTGCTTACACAACTATCGCTCCTGATTCTGTAGGAAGAAGATATGTGTTACCATTCCCAACTACAACATTCTACACTTATACAGGAGCTACGCTCACGCAGAGCACACCTCCTCCAGCGTACAATGGTTCAATACAAATAACAGCCTTTTATGGTTGTCCTGTATAATTAAATAAGTAAATTTGCATAAGAAATGGCTAACTATACAATAACATATTCACCAAGATTGTCAGGATGGACATCATACCACTCATACTTACCTGAGTGGATGGTGTCTATGAATAATTATTTGTATACGTTTAAGAACGGCAATCTTTACAAACATAACTCAAACCCGGTACGCAACAGCTACTACGGTGTACCTTATCCATCGAAGATTACTACAGTATTCAATAATGAGCCGTATCAAACTAAGTCTTTTAAAACAATTGCTACCAACTCCACAACAGCTTGGGATACAGCTATCATATCTGACCAAGGTGCTGGTGAAATTGATTCGACTTGGTATGAGTTAAAAGAAGGAACTTGGTACGCTTACATTAGAAGATTGAGCTCATCAAACAATGATGTGTCGATGACGTCTGTTCAGGGCATTGGTAATGTGACGACTTATGCTGCAGGAGTGCTTACGTTCACGTTTAATATCGGTGATATTATTAGCACAGGCGATAACCTTTATTGGGTTAACGCAGGTGTACTAACATTGATTGGGCCGATTACCGCACACACTACAACAACGGTTACGGTTAACGTAACAGGAACTGCACCGACTAATGGTAGCTTTATTCTTTACGAGAAGAGCCCAGTTGCAGAGTCTACACCAACAAGAGGCACATACCTTAGCGTAGAGTTCACAAACAGCGATACTGATTACACTGAAATGTTTATGGTAACTTCTGATGTTTTCAAGAGTTATCCTTGATAATTTAATTATATTTGTAGAATGAAATTTAATATTAGGTTACTAAACGAAAGTGACTACGATAATACGTTGGTAAAATGGTGGCAAGATTGGAGATGGCAAGCCCCTCCGAAAGAAATGTTACCCAACAATGGATTAGGTGGTTTTATGATTTCAAAAGAAGACGTGAATATATGTGCAGGATTTGCCTATTTCACGAATTCCGGAATCGCATTTTGCGAGTTTATAGTATCTAATTTTGAATACAAAGACAAGGATAGGCACGAGGCTATTGAATTATTGATTGAAACAATATCACAGGCTTGTAAAGAAGCTGGACATAAAGCAGTTTGGACTTGTCTTATTAACAATAGTTTGATTAGTAAATACGAGAATTGTGGATTTACAAAGTCAAATACCAATTGTACAGAAATGATTAAATTATTATAATATGGCAGCAATAACAGCAGCAGTAATCGCAGCAGGTGGAGCTGCATATAACATTATACAAGGAGCAAATGCTAAGGCTGAAGCAAATCAAGCAGCAGCATCAGCGGCTCAATCTATTGCTCAAATGCAAGAGGCTGATAAGTTTAGAAACTTGCAGGTTCCAACTCTTGGCTTAGAAATGGCTCAAGAAAACGTTCAAGCTCGTCAAGCACAACAACTTCAAGGTTTGCAAGATATTGGAGCGGCAGGTGTTCTTGGCGGCTTAACTGCCTTAAATACACAAGGCCGTGCCGAAGACTTAGCTTTGTCTGCTCAGGCTCAACAGGCTCAATATGCTCGTGATATGGCTCAGGCAGAAAATGCACAAGCAGTAGAACAACGTAATTTAGCCAGACAAGCTAATTTAGAGCAACAAAGATTAATGGGTGCTCAAGCGGCTGCTGCTGCAGGTCAACAATCAATCAACTCGGGTATTCAAGGGTTAGCCCAAACAGCAGGTAATGTGTTGGTTCAAAGTTTAGCAAATAAACCATTATACGATACCGAAGATCAATATACTAGCCAGCTGACAAACCAGCAAACACAACAGATTGGCACAAACGCACAGCAAGCATTTGCCCCTAAATTAGCGGCTATGCAACCACCCAAAACACCGATGATTCAACTAAATAAGCCCAGTGTAGCTGGTTATGATGATTTATTAAAAATGCAAGGATTAAGAAGTGCTCAAGGTCAATACGAAATTGCAGGCAAAAGTCCTTTAGCACCACTTACATGGAATCAACAATATGCTCCATATTCATGGTCTAATCTAGGTTTTAAATAAAAAGAAATGGCAGAATTTGCAGGATATGTAGGTAATCAGGTACCTCCAATTGATTGGGGTAAGATTGGTACGGATTTATACGATAAGATAAATAAAGTCAATGACGAAAGGGAAGCCAAGCGTCAAAAAATTGACGATGATTATAATGAAGCGTTTACTAAGATAGGTGAGTACGAACAAACCACAGACCAATCTCTTAACGAGATGATTTACAAAGGTGTGGATGAAGTTCGTAATTCAATGAAGACTCAGTATGATTTATTAAAAAGAGGTGCCATCACAATGTCAGACTATAAGTTGTATAAGAATACAGCTATGACTGATTGGTCTACTTTAAATAAAGCAGTAAAGGGTTACGGAAATACTATTGCAGGTGTACAGAAATTAATCACAGAAGGTAAGATGTCTGGATTAGGTCAGTACAATGCTCTAACATACGCTAAACTTAGCAACCTAAAAGACGCTAAGATTATGGTTAACCCTGAGACGGGTAGAATCTATCGTGCAAACATTGATCCAAAGACTGGAACTATTGCTTCTGACTCAGAGGTTTACAGCCCATCTGCTATGCTTAACCCAGGTAACTTGGTTGATTTAAAGGTGGATCTGAATGATGGTGTTACTAAATTCTTAAAAACAGTAGCTGACTACGGTATAGCTAAAGATTTAGGAGGAGGTAAAATTGAGGTAACCGAAGATGCTCGCAAAAATCCTGCGTACCAAAAAGCATTAGAGGCTCAAGTTAATTCATTTACAGTTACACCTCGCTCAACGACAAGCGTGCTTACTGACTACGTCGGAGATTATCAATTCTTTGAGTCTGAGGCACAGAAAAAGGAGCTGATAAACAAAGGTGTTAAGGAGGAAAAATTAATTAAGGTAGAGCGAAAGAACGGGGTCTATGAGCCTGCTCCTACGTCTACCCAAGAGGCAGTTGCTAAAGAATATGTTCGTAGTCAAATTGAGGTAGGTGTTGGTCGTAAAGAATCTATGACTCAAGGATTTGCACCACAACAACCAAGAGAGGCAAAGGCTGAAAAAGTGCCTGAACCCGTAATTAAAAGAAGGGATTTATACGGTAAAGCAGTAGGCATGTCTGAGACATTTAGAAAAGATCCAACAAACCCACAAGTATTAGCTGAAATTGCTGGTTTATACGGGGGCCCTACTTCCGTAAAAATAGAACCCACTAAACGTAATGGCCAGGTAATTGGATTTGATATATTTAAAAAGGATGCTGATGGCAATAAGTTAAAAGGTACCAATGTGGGTGGAACTTACGATAGAATTAGAATTGACCCAGATGCTATATATCAAAGATTAACAAAGGATAATAGAATGGGCGAGGAGTATGGTACTTCCGAAACCGCAAAAAGGGATTGGGTTCAAGCAGGAAATGATGCAAATAGAACATTATTTGATTATAAAAATCCTAGCAAAAATAAAATTAGAACAGAGTCTTCTGAAGGTTGGAAATAGTTAATATAAATAGATAATGGCAAAACAAAGATTAGTAAAAAAGGGAAGCCAATATGGTATCTTAGATGAGGCATCTAACACAGTATTACCTATTTCAGGAAACATGAAACTTGTTCAAAAACAAGGGCGTTATGGTATTCTTGATGGGAATTCTGTTATACCAATAGATGATTTCTCGGAAAGTATTAGTGATTCAGATTTAGATATATTAAAAAAAAAAAATTCTACGGAATCCGTTGGTCAACCAACTCCAAAACCTGGTTCATCGGCATCTCCGAAGATTCAAGGCAGTGGTCTTGTGGCATCTCCTGCAAAACAAAGTAGTGGTCAAATAGTAACTGGACCATCGGCATCATTTAGTAAGTCAGGCAGCAAATTATTAGGTCAAGAACCAACCCCACAAGAACTACCTTCAACAGAAGGTGAGCTCCTTCGTGCCCCTGAAAAACCAAAAACGTATAATCTAAAAGACAAATCTTGGTTAGAAAATAAGCAGGATGTTAATATTTTGAGTAAAGAGGTTATTAATCGCTCTAAAACGGTTGCCTCTGATATTAAGGCTTTTAATACTGATTCTGATTTATTTGAAAAAGATTTAGCTGCATTCAATCAGATTGCACAAACAAATCCTAGTAACCCAAAACTAACAACACTTCAGCAAGATTTACAGAAAAGACAAGATGAGTTAAAACAAAGAGCTCAGGCTTTAGGTGATCAAGCTAGTGATGTAGATGTAGCTCAATTCGAATTAAAAAAGAAAGCTATTGCTAATTATAAAAAGAAAGCAGAGCAAGGTTCAATCGGTGGATTTACTTGGAATAAAATTATCGAAGGCTTAGACCAGGTAGCTGGAGGTATTAATGAGCAATTAGCTATGTGGAAAACATTGGGTGCTCAAACATTAGACTTATTCGGTATAAAAACAGAAGAGTTAGAAAAGAAACCTTGGTTGCTTACTGCAGGTGGAGATATGTATAGAAGACAGGCTGCAGAACAAGGGAAAGATTTATATAAAGGTGTACTTGGCTCATTGAAATCAAAAGGAACTACAGAAGAGTACGCATCGGAATTACAAAAAGAAAGTATATTAGCTACGGCATTAGGTGGAGTTGCTGCTAGTGCTCCGGCTATGGCTTCTGGACCGATGCGTATACCTGTTATGGTATTACAAGGTATTGGTGCATTTCAACAAGAGGTTCAAAATGATCCTGCATTAAAAAATATACCTAAAGCAGAATTAGATTTAATATCTGTTCCATTAGGATTAGGTACAGCTTGGTTAGAAGAACGTGGTTTGAAATCTGTGTTAGGTCAAGGTTCTGGACCAATAGCTTCTTTAATGAAAAAGACATTAGCGAAGTTACCTAAGAATGCAACGATGGATGTAATTAAAAAAACATTCCTTGAGTTAGCGGAGACACCTGGAGGTAAAGTAGCTACTAGATTAATTGGTGGTGCTTTAGGTGAAGGAGAGACAGAGACTGAACAAAAATTATTAGAGAATGAAGCGAAAAGATTATACAATTATGCTTCACAATCTGAGGCTTTTAAGGTAGCAAAATTCGCTAGTGATGAGTATAATCAAGAATTAGCAAAAGACTTTAAGATTGGAGCTATCGGTTCTCTTATTATGGCTGCACCTATTATGGCTGCACAATCTGCATTGAGTGGGAAAGACTTAGCAGATGACGACTATGTTGCAATGAAGTCCACCATTAAAGATCCTGAGAATGCTAAATTAGCTATATCTAAAATAGCTTTAGATTTATCATCAGGTGCTATTACAAAAGAAGAAGCTGATAGTAAAATAAAAGCCCTCAATGATTCTAAACAAATATTTGATAAGATTCCTGATAACTTACCAGTATCAAGTCAAAGAAAAGCGTTTTCTATTTTAGCTGACAACGCTAAGATACAATCAGAATTAGATGAGATGTCTAAGCAAATTGCAGGCAAAGATGTAAATTTGGTTACAGACATTATTGCTTCAATGAAAGAAAAAGAAGCACAAATAGAAAAAAATAATCAACAACTATCTAAACTACCACAAAATGCCGTTCAAGAGCAAACAACAAATGAAGTACCTGTACAGCCAGAAGCCAGAGTTAGCGGAGAAGTGGCGGAAGGAATCACCCAAGCAGAACCTAAAGGCACTGCCGAAGAAGTTAAAGTCGAAGAAGTAAAAAAAGCTATTGAAGATTTAAATAAAGCTCCAGGTGTAAAATATTGGATGCAGCCTGATTTTTCTAGTGAATCAAAAGGTCAACCTAAAAATGACGAACCTAATGGTTTTACATATGATATGGTTGACACATCAGAAGGTAAGGCAACAATAATAAATACATATGATGCAGATGGTAAAATTGCTGCAACCATGTCTATATTAGATGTACCTTCAGGAGACTCTCCTAAAGGAGCTTTTAAAATATCTACAAGAGAGGGTATTCAAAAGCAAGGATATGCTTCAAGACTTTTAGATGAAGCATATAGAATGGGGTATAATATTCCTTCTTTAATAAAAAATAATAGTTTTAGTGATTCAGGAAGAAATCTATTGCGGTCTTGGCTTAATAAAAAAATAAAACAATCTACCGAAGAAGGTAAAGCAGAAGAAATAAAACCTGAAGCAGGAGGCATGGTTCAAATGGCTGAAACACAACCTGCTACAGAGGAAGTAGTTACAGAAGAAGTAGCACCTGTAGAGATATCCAAGTTATCGGATACTCAACAGACTGCCATTCAAGAAGGAGTAAAACTTGGAGAGGATATGATAAAAAGATATCCGAAGCAAGATGATTTAGTTACTAAATACAAGGCACTTCAGAAATTCCAAAAGACAAACCAAGAATATATTAATGCTGACCAGTCGCAAAAAGATGAGATGACTAGACAGATTAATTTTGCTCTTGGGTTAGCCCCAAAAACAAAAGCTATATCTGCAGAAAAGGTTTTAGGTAAAAAAGCTGATATGGTTTTGGTTAATGAAATGGATGCTATTAAATCTCAATTAAGATTAGAGGCAAAGGCTGCAAAGCAAGCATTTGATATAGCCACTAGAGAAGGCAAACAAAAACTTAAGGAGTCTAAAGATACTCTTAATAAAACTAGAAAAGATGTTGCTGCTAAGTTGAAGTCTATGGTATCAAGAGGTCTTCTTACACCATCACAACAAACATCTATATTTAGTGGATTGCAAACAAATATCAACAATCCAGTTATACTAGAGCGATTCTTTAAAAAGGTTGATAAGATTATCAACAGAGCAGATTATGTAAAAGATTTGTCTGATGCCAATAAATTACGTACACGTATTGGTAAAATTTCTACAAGAGAAGGTTTAGGTGATCCTGAAAAAAATATTGCTAAAGGATTTTTAAAAGTAGACC